GAAGATTGCACGAAAGACGAAAAGTTATAGAAGCTTCGCGTAAATGGGAAAGAGATAAATAATGGCTACATCAGGCACAACCGCATTTGATATGGATTTCACGGAGATAGCTGAAGAAGCTTGGGAGCGTGCAGGTAGAGAAATGCGTTCAGGTTATGATTTAAGAACTGCTCGCAGGTCCATGAATCTAATGACTATTGAGTGGCAGAATCGTGGTATTAACATGTGGACTATAGAAGAAGGCACACAAGCTGTGTCAGCTGGTACGTCTCAATATACTCTTCCTGCAGATACTATAGATCTTCTCGATCATGTTATACGTACAAATGCAGGTAATACCACTACACAATCCGATCTTACCATAAGCCGTATAGGTGTGAGCACATACGCATCAATACCTAACAAGCTAACAAGGGGTAGACCAATTCAGGTATGGGTTGAACGTTTAGCTGCAGCCCCCAGAATAAACCTCTGGCCTGTACCTGATACTAGCTATACGTTTGTGTATTATAGAATGAGAAGAATAGAAGATGCAGGTAGTGGTGTAGAGACCGCAGACATGTCTTTTCGTTTCTTACCTTGCTTGGTAGCAGGGCTAGCATACCATATATCTATGAAAGTACCAGAACTAGCAGATAGAATAACTATGTTGAAAGCAGCATATGATGAGCAGTATAACTTAGCTGCTGGAGAAGATAGAGAAAAAACATCGGAACATTTTGTTCCTCGTGTTAGTAGGATTTAATTATGTCTAATAGGTTTGCAACTAATAATAAAGCATTAGCCGAATGTGATATATGCGGATTTAGATACAAACTAAAAGAACTACGTGATTTAATAGTAAGAGGTAATAATACTAATTTAAAAGCATGTATAGAATGTTGGGGTCCTGACCACCCACAGAATAGACAAGGTATGTTCCCTGTTCATGATCCTCAAGCTATACGTGATCCAAGACCTGATTTTGCTGGCTATGCAGCTAGCAGGGCGTTAATATACTCAGGTTCTGAGTTTAACAAACTAAGCTTCGCTGCATCTATGGCTGTGGGGCAAGTAACAGTAACCACTTCATAAGGAGAGAAATATGAATAGATCTGATATGGGCAAACAAATTAAAAATCCTGGAGCAAAGAAATTAAGCCCAGGACTCACAGCTTTAAAGAAAGAAGCACCAGAAGTAGTTAAGAAAATGGGTTATACTGCTGGTGGTATTATAAAAGCTAGAGGTGCAGGAGCAGCTACAAAAGGTTTTTCTTTTAAGGTGTAAGTTATGAATTATACAAGTTTAAAAGCAAATGTAGAAGAAGTATGTGAACAGACGTTTACAGCAGATCAACACGCACTATTTGCACAGCAGGCAGAACAGAAGATACTTAATTCTGTAGAGCTACCAGCAATGCGTAATGTAGATAGTAGTAGTTTAACTGCTGGTAATGAGCTGTATACTACACCTGATGGGTATTTATACACTTATAGTTTAGCAATAGTAAATAATGATACTCAGACTTTCTTATTAAATAAAGACTCTAATTTTTTAAGAGAGGCATATCCTGTAACTACAACTGCTAAACGTGGGTTACCAAAGTTTTATGCTTACCATAGCACTTCAGGTTCAAATGTAAAATTTATGTTTTCTCCAATTCCAGATGCTAATTATACATTAGAACACATATATGCAAAGTATCCTACGTCTATTGTTACTGCAGGCGGCACATATCTTGGAGATAATTTCGATACGGCATTATTAAACGGTACTTTACTCGAAGCTATACGATTTCAAAAGGGTGAGGCTGATATGATAGCTTTATATGATAAACATTACTTGCAAGCTATAACATTACTTAAACAAGCTGGAGATGGTAAGCTTAGACAAGACTACTATCGTTCTGGGCAGTTTAAGACGAATGTAGGTTAGGAGAAATAGATGGCAATCACACAAGCTATGTGTTCATCATTCAAGACAGCTCTGCTAAATGGAGAGATGGACTTTAGTAGTGACACATCTCAAACATTTAAGATTGCTTTATATACCTCTTCAGCAACTTTAAGTGCAGCAACTACAGCATATAGCACAACTAACGAAGTATCAGGCACAGGTTATACAGCAGGTGGTAATACTTTAACAATTGCAGCAAACCCTGCATTGTCAGGGACAACAGCTTTTTTAGATTTTTCTGACACTACTTGGAGTTCTTCTTCTATTACAGCTCGAGGAGCTTTGATTTATAAGAGTGCAACAGGCAATCCTGCAGTAGCAGTAATTGACTTTGGAGAAGATAAACAAACTAGTTCAGCCGACTTTGTAATATCGTTTCCTATAGCTGACGCTAGCAATGCGATTATACGCATATTATGATGGAGTTATAATGAAGTTCTTGCATATATTAACCCGTTCATGTAATAATTTAACCAGTCGCGAGGTTTGATAAATGGCAACACAGTATAGTACTCTTTTAAAACTTGCTCTACCCACCCAAGGTGAATTAAGCGGTGCATGGGGAGACGTTGTTAATAATAACATAACGTCTATGGTTGAAGAAGCTGTAGCAGGATTAAAAACAATAAACACTTGGAGTGGTAACTCCGCCACATTATCGACAGCTGATGGCACGACGGCAGAAGCTAGAGCTGCAATGCTAAATCTTACCGACACAACTAGTGATTTAAGCGGAGCTGCTACGTTAATATGTCCCGCACTTAGTAAAGTATTTATAGTAAAGAACGGAACTGGACAAACAGTCACAGTCAAAACTGCATCAGGCAGTGGTATAGCTATATCTAACGGTAACACAAGTATAGTATTTTGTGACGGTACTAACGTAGTAGAAGCAGTAACTGGTATCACAGGTAATCTCGATATCGGTGGTAACTTAGGCGTTGGTGGCAACCTAACTGTCACAGGAACAACCACATTTAATGGTGGGACTGTAACTCTTGGTGATGCTAACACAGATAATATTGTATTTGGTGGTGAGGTAGATTCTAACATTATACCTGATGATGACGGAACTTATGATTTAGGTAGTTCTTCAAAAGAATGGAAAGATATATACATTGACGGTGTTGCTTATCTAGATTCAATAGATTTAAACGGTACAGCAATAACTGCTACAGCTGCAGAGATAAACTTAATTGATGGTGGAGCAACTGTAGGTACGACTGCTATAGCGGATGGCGATGGTCTAATTATTAATGATGCAGGTACTATGAGAGTATCTACTGTGCAAACTTTAGCTGCTTATCTTGATGACGAAATAACTGCAATGCCTAATCTTGTAACTACTGCAGCTACAACAGTAGGCGCGTTAGATTCTGGTAGTATAACAAGTGGCTTTGGTACGATTGATACAGGCTCATCTACAATCACAACTACAGGTTTAATTACAGGTGGTTCTTTAGATATAGATGATGTTGTTATAAACGGAACAACTATAGGTCACACAGATGATACAGACCTTATAACTGTAGCAAGTGGTCTTGTAACAGTAGCAGGTGAGATATCTGTAACTACATTAGATATTGGTGGAACAAATGTAACATCCACAGCTACAGAGCTTAACTTACTAGATGGTGTATCAGGATTAGTACAAGCTGACTTTACAAAATTAGCAGCTTTAGATGCAACAGCCGCAGAGTTAAACTTAACAGATGGTGGCTCTAGTATAGGCACAACAGCAGTTTCTGATGGCCATGGTATTTTAATGAACCATGGTGGAACTATGGCACAGACTACTGTTCAAACATTAGCAGCCTATCTTGATGATGAAATAACTGCTATGCCAAACCTTGTAACTGTTAGTACACTTAATAGCGGTGCTATCTCAAGCGGGTTTGGAGCAGTAGATATTGGGTCAAGTAACCTAACGGCTACAGGAACTATATCTTTAGGTGCTACATCATTTAATGATAACGCTATAACTAATGTAGGCGATATTGCACTTGACTCTATTAGTGCAGATGGGACAGACATTAATGTGGCAGTGTCCGATAACTCTGCAACTGCACTTACAATAAAGCAAGGTTCAGATGCTTATCTTATTATAGATACAGCAAATAGTAGCGAGTCTGTATCTATAGGCACAGGCGTATCAGGGACTGCTATCGTATTAGGACATAGCACATCTGAAGTGACTGTGGCTGATAACTTAACAGTTACAGGTAACCTTACAATATCAGGCACAACAACCACAGTAAACTCTACAACTGTAAATTTAAATGACCACAATATAGTATTAGATAGTGGCAATAGTACAAGTGCAGTTATTAATGGCGCAGGTATTACAATAGAAGGTGGTTCAGGTAGCGATGCTACATTCACATATAATACCACAGGACCTCAATTTGAATTAAAGCTAGGGTCTAGTTTTGAGGATTTACAGACAGCTAAGTTAACAGCTAGTGAAATAGATTTAAATGGTAATTTAAATGCGTCAGGCACGTCTACTTTAACAGGTAATGTAACATTAGGTGGTCAGCTTATTATGCCTGACGTTACTTCTGCTAAGATATTAGTAGCTGATGGGACTAGTTTTCAAGAAGTAGCAGTTAGTGGAGATGTCACCATAGCCAATACAGGTGCTGTTACCATAGCTGCACAAGCAGTAGAAAACTCCATGTTGGCAGATGATGCTGTGGGTGCAGACGAGTTAGCAGCAAATGCAGTCGTTACTGCCTCTATTGTTGATGATAATGTAACTCAAGCTAAAATAGCTGACGATGCTGTAGGCGCAGATCAACTAGCTGCAAATGCTGTAGTAGAAGCTTCTATTGTTGACAATGCAGTAACCCTAGCAAAAATGGCAGGTATAGCTAGAGGTAAATTAATTATAGGTGATTCTAGTGGCAATCCCTCTGTAATAGGCCCAGGTAGTGCTAATCAAATATTAACATCGGATGGAACTGATATTGCTTTTGCAGATCCTGCAAGTGGAGGTTCAGCTGCTGACGATATATCAGCAGGTGATGCAGCTGTAACTATAACAACATCATCTGGTAATATTACAATTGATGCTGCGGCAAATAATTCAGATATTATATTTAAAGGTACGGATGGTGGTGCTGATATAACCATGCTGACATTAGATGGAAGCGAAGATGGTGCCGCTGCATTTAAATCAACTGTTGCTACTACAGGATTAATTATAGGTGGCACAGCCGTTACATCAACTGCCGCAGAATTAAACATTTTAGATGGAGTTACATCAACTGCCGCAGAATTGAATATACTTGATGGCGTAACCTCTACTACAGCAGAATTAAACATTTTAGATGGCGTAACCTCTACTACAGCAGAGTTAAATATACTTGATGGTGTAACAGCTACAACAGCCGAACTTAATTATAGTGATACAGGACAATCTGTAGGTACAGTCGTTGCAAGTAAAGTAGTTACAGTAGATTCAAATAAGGATGTAGCATCATTTAGGAATATAACACTAACAGGTGAACTTGACGCAGGTTCTTTAGATGTTTCTGGTAATGCAGATATTGATGGTACACTTGAAGCAGATGCTATTACGGTGAACGGAACTGCGTTAGATGAGTTTATAGAAGATACAGTAGGAGCTATGCTTAGTTCTAACACTGAATCTGGAATAACTGTCACATATCAAGATGGTGATGGAACGATAGATTTTACTGTTGGTACGTTAAACCAAGACACCACAGGGTCAGCAGCTACATTAACTACAGCTAGAACTATTGGTGGTGTTTCGTTTGATGGGTCTGCTAATATAAACCTTCCTGGAGTAAATACTGCTGGTAATCAAAATACAAGTGGTTCTGCAGCCACATTGACTAATGCAAGAACGATTGGTGGAGTGTCGTTTAATGGATCTGCTAATATAAACCTCCCTGGTGTTAATACAGCAGGTAACCAAGCAACAACTGGCAATGCAGCAACTGCCACTAAACTTGCTACAGCAAGAAGTATTAACGGAACTAACTTTGATGGATCGGCAAACATTACAACTGCAGGTACAGTTAAACAGGTTGTTCAAAGCACGCAAACAACAAGAACTATTGTAAGTGGATCAAGTTTTACAACTGTGCATACTGCTACCATAACTCCTACAGCTTCTAGTAGTAAAATTCTTGTTATGACTTCTTATCAAGCATTTTTAGGTGGCACTAATACAAGTGGTAACTTTGAATTGTTAATTAATAGTAGTGTAAACTCTGAAGCTGCTCGAACTCAGTGTCAAAGATCAAGTGGTAGTTTAAAATCTATGCCATCGCAGTTTAATACTGTAGATTCTCCAAACACAACAAGTCAAGTAACTTACACAATTCAAGCAAGAAGAGAGAGTGGTAGTGACTCTCTTAGTTATTGTGAGAACAACAGACACTCGGTAGTAGTACTAATGGAGGTTTCTCAATGAGTGATATGAGACCAGAAGCAATACAAGCTCTTAGACCATCTGCAGAATGGAGTTTGTTTGGTGACACTTTGGATTGGCAAGATAAAACACAATCAGAGCCATCTGAAAAAGAAATTACGGATAAAATGGCAGAACTTGTAGCTGCTCATCCCATGACAGCATTACGAGAAGAACGTAACTTTCGTTTATCATTATGTGATTGGACACAAACTACAGATAATAAACTTTCAGATAGTAAAAAAGCTGAATGGACAACGTACCGCCAAGCACTTAGAGATTTAACATCCACCGCTGATCCAAAAGTTACAGAGAGTGGTAATTTGTATAATGTAACTTTTCCAACAGAACCTAGTTAAGGAGCACTTATGACTGAAGAAAAAAATAATGTTATAAAAATTAATAATGTAGAATATAACAAAGATGATTTGAGTAAAGAACAAAACTATTTTATACAACAAATTGCTAAGTCTCAAGCTGATTACAATACTTACGTTGCAGCGGCAGATCGTGCAAACGCATCTAAAGACATGTTTACAAATAGGCTAATACAATCTATAGACGTGGCTAATAAAAAAGACGAAAAAGAAAAAAAGTGAAAGTAACGGACGTAAAAGCACAAATAGACACACACGAAGCTGTTTGTGCAGAGCGGTGGAAAGAAACTATATTAAGAATTAAACGTATCGAACATATTATGATAGGTACTGCAGGAACAACAATCGTCCTTTTAGTAGGAGTATTATTAAGGTGATAAGTAATGGACCCTGTAACCATATCAGTAGCTGTCGGGATAGCATCAAAAGCATTTAGCGCAATTAAGGCTGGATTTCAAGCTGGTCGTGATATTGAACAAATGTCTGGCGATATCGGCAGATGGATGGGGGCTGTGAGTGATGTTGATAACGCAGAGAAGCAAGCTAAAAACCCTCCCTTGTTTGGTAAATTATTTAAGGCTGGTTCTATCGAAGAGGCAGCAATGGCTGCGTACGCTGCAAAAAAGAAACTTGAGGAACAAAGGTACGAACTCAAGGTGTTTCTAAATATGACTCATGGACCTGGAGCTTATGATGAATTGCTGCAGATGGAAGGTCAGATAAGAAAACAACGCCAAGAAACAGTTTACAAACAACAGCAAATGAGAAGACAGATTGGTGAAGCAATTACTTGGCTAATCGTTGTGGCAATTATAGGTGGTTTTGCTATATTAGTTGCGTCTATATGGGTTAAAGACTCACGAGCTGATGTGTATAAATATACTCCAAAAGACTACACAAGACAGCAAAAGATACAACAAGGAAAAATTATACTACCTATTATGACCACATGCCGACTAAAAAAACAAAAAACGTATAAAGATAAGGTCGCATGTATATATCAAGGCGCAAACAAAACCTTCGAGTTATCCTTTCAAGACATGAGTATTGGCTGTGTTCGTAAATTTAAATGTAAACTCAACCCTAATGGGAAAGAACCTTCGATAGATCAAGTCATGGAAAGTTTAAGGAGTATAGCAAAGTAAATGGCAGCGAAGAAACTACAAGTAGAAAGCAAATATAACGAGTATGATTTAGATGGCGATGGCGTTGTTTCTGATGAAGAGATTGAAAACGCTAAAGCTATAAAAGAAACTGAGACACAGCTAAGAAAACAGCTAGCACAACTACGTATGGCTAGATACACGTTAATAGCTATGGGTGCGTTTACTTTAGCTATGTTTATTGTTGACGTAGAACGTGTTAAAGCGTTAGCTGATATAAGTAATTTGTTTTATTTGTCAGGTGCTGGTATAGTAGGTGCATATATGGGTACAACTGCTTGGATGAATAAGAAATGATATGTTTAAAGCACTAGTAACAATGTGTGTAATTGGGGCACCTAATAATTGCATGACGCTAGAGGATCAATACGGACCATATGAAACAGAATTTGATTGTAAACAAAGAGCACTGGCTATTAGCAGGCAAATTAATGAAGCTTATCCTTTATGGAAACCCTTTAAATATCAGTGTAAAAAATTATCAGTTGGGAGGTTAGTTTATGACCAAAAAGATAACTAAAAAACAAAGCACTGCTTTAAAAAAACACTCTAAACATCATACAACCAAGCATATGACTAGTATGAAAAAAGACATGAAAAAAGGTAAGAGTTTTTCTAAGGCACATACAAAAGCGATGAAAAAAGTAGGTAAATAATATGGAAAATATGGTATTAGATGCTTGGAATGATCTTTCTTACGTAGAAGGAATTTTGTTTACATTTTGGTTGTTTATTCTTTATTACGGCAAAGTGTGGATAGATAGTAAGTTTAAAAAGAAGGAGTGCACATGCTCACGGCGTTAATAGGTCCGATTACAGGACTTTTAGATAAATTTATTCCTGATGCTGACGAAAAAGCAAAAATAGCACACGAGTTGGCTACCATGTCTGAAAAACATGCCCAGCAGCTAGCCCTTTCTCAGATAGAGGTAAACAAAGCAGAGGCGGCAAGTGGCTCTATATTTAAAGGCGGCTGGCGCCCAGCTGTTGGGTGGGTCTGCGCGATTGCTTTTGCCTATCATTTTATACTTAAAGATTTAATTATATTCGGTGCATCGTTTGCAGGTGCAGAATTACCAGAATTACCAGAATTTGACATGGGTACACTTCTCACGGTTCTTGGCGGAATGCTCGGAATTGGCGGCTTGAGGACATATGAAAAGCAGAAAGGTTTAACCAAATGAGTTTATACAGAAATATACAAGCCAAAAGAAAAAGAATAGCTGCTGGTAGCGGTGAGAAAATGCGTAAAGCAGGTTCAAAAGGTGCTCCTAGTAAAAAGAACTTTAAACGAGCGAAGCAAACAGTAAAGAAAAAGAAGTAAGGATATATACAATGAAAAGAAAAATTAAAAAAGTTGTAAAGGGTTTACAAAAAGCTAGTAAGACACATGCAGCACAAGCTAAAACTTTAAAAAGTATTTTGAAAAATGGCAAAAAGAAAAGATCCTAAAGTCGGAACAGGCAAAAAACCAAAGGGTTCTGGGAGACGACTATACACAGATGAGAACCCAAAAGATACAGTTGGTATCAAGTTTGCCACAGAAGCAGACGCAAGAGCTACGGTTGCAAAAGTTAAAAGAGTCAGTAAACCTTTTGCGAGAAAGATACAAATACTTACAGTTGGTGAACAAAGAGCAAAAGTGATGGGTAAATCAAAAGTAGCAAGTATATTTAAAAGAGGGAAAGAAGCTATTAGAAAGGCTAATAAAAAATGATGTGGACTTGGTTGCGTTTATTTAAATTTTTTAATAAGATTGGTAATTATTTCTACTATAAACATGTCAATTCTTTACGAGAAAAACAGGTGAAAAATGGACTTAGATAAATTACAAAAAGAATTAGCAGAAGATGAAGGTTGCAAATACGAAGTTTATTTAGACCACATCGGTTATAAGACGTTTGGGATTGGGCATTTATGTAAAGCTACAGACCCAGAAAATGACATGGATGTAGGGGCAGAAGTATCTAAAGAAAGGGTCGATGAGTGCTTTGAAGCCGATATCGCCATGACTATAGAAGACTGCAATATATTATACAGTAATTTCAAAGACATACCTGAAGAAGCTCAATTAGTACTTGCAAATATGATGTTTAATCTTGGTCGTCCTCGTCTGTCTAAATTTGTTAACTTAAAATTAGCTGTAGATTCTGAAGACTGGATGGAGGCATCCGTGCAAATGATGGACTCGAAATGGGCAAAACAAGTACCTAATCGTGCAGAAAGACTTTGTAGTAGAATGGAGAAGTTATCTTGGCTATTCAAGCAGTAAAATTAAAACCTGGAATTAATCGTGAAGGTACTAGATATACTACAGAAGGTGGATATTACGACGGGGATAAGATACGTTTTAGACAAGGCACACCTGAGAAGATAGGTGGTTGGACACGTATATCTACATCTACATTTTTAGGCGTGTGTAGGTCTTTACACAACTGGGTTACGTTAGGGGGCCAAAATCTTATTGGCGTAGGTACACACTTAAAATTTTATATTGCAAATGTGGGTAATTATAATGATATTACACCTTTACGTGCTACTGTATCATTAAGTAATCCTTTTACTACCGTATCTGGATCTACAACTGTCACCGTTACCGATGCAAATGAAGGGTATTCTGATGGAGATTTTGTAACTTTTAGTAATGCGTCTGCTGTGGGAGGTCTTACTATAGATGGTGAATTTCAAATTAGTTTAAGTGTAGTTGCAGCTGAAAATACATATACTATAACAGCTTCTTCAGCCGCATCTTCTAGTGCTACAGGTGGGGGCACTGTATCAGCAGAATATCAAATTAATACAGGTAATGCGTTTGCTACGTTATTGTCAGGATGGGGTGCATCATCTTGGGGTTCTGGAGCTTGGAATGTAGGTGAATCGTCCACAGCACCTGTTCGTTTTTTCACACAATCTAACTTTGGTGAAGATTTGATATTTGGTCACGAAGGAGGACGTTTATACTATTGGGATGCTACTAATGGAGTGGGAACTCGTGCCGTAGAGTTAACTAGTCGTAGCGGAGCTTCTAACGTGCCAGTAGTGCAAAATCTCATTCTTGTGTCAGATATTAGCAGATTTGTGTTTTGTTTTGGTACAAACGAAATAGGAAGCGATACTATAGATCCTACTTTACTTAGATGGTCTGACCAAGAAGATGCTACTAATTGGACTCCATCTGCTACTAATCAGGCAGGTAGTTTACGATTATCTCGTGGCACTAAAATAGTAGCTGCATCTCAAGCTCGTCAAGAAGTTCTTGTATGGACAGATTCTTCTTTATACTCCTTACAGTATGTTGGTGCTCCTGCAGTGTGGACAGCTACACTTGTTGGAGAAAACATATCTATATCTTCACAAAATGCAGTGGCTTATGCTAATGGTGTAGCTTACTGGATGGGTAAAGATAAATTTTACATGTATGATGGTCGTACACAACCACTTAGATGTGATGTTCGTAAATACATATTTAACGATTTTGATACAAATCAATATGCACAAGTGCTTGCAGGTACAAATGAAGCATTTCATGAGATATGGTGGTTTTATTGTTCTTCTGGTTCTACTACAATAGACAGCTATGTAATTTATAATTATCTTGAAAAAATATGGTATTATGGAACTTTGGCACGTACAGCATGGCTTGATTCTGGATTACGTGATAAACCGTTAGCAGCGACATATGATTTAAATCTTGTAGATCATGAAGAGGGTATAGATGATAATGCTGGGGCTAATGCAGTTGCAATAACAGCGTACGTCGAATCTTCTGATTTCGATATAGGTGACGGTGATAGATTCTCGTTAGTCAATCGTGTAGTACCTGATGCGTCTTTTGATGGTTCTACCGCAGATAATCCAGTTGCAACTATGACATTACATGCGTTAAGTAGTTCTGGATCTGGTCGTAACTCACCTGCTTCAGAGGGCGGGTCCAGCAATGCGACTATAACACGCACAGCAACATCTCCTGTTGAAGTATTTACTGATTTAATAAATATAAGGGTAAGAGGACGCCAATTATCTATGCGTTTTGAGTCTTCTGCTACAGGTGTTACATGGCAATTAGGTACACCAAGATTAGATATTCGACCTGATGGGAGGCGTTAATGGCTGTAGATAGCACAAGATATGGTGTAGAATTTCGTGCTCCAGCGTTACCTTACCCACCTGCAGAGTACGATCAACAACAAGCAGAACAATTTAACAACGTACTACGTTTATATTTTAATCAAATAGATACAACTATAAGAAATGCTGTTATATCTGATAGAGCCGAAGCTACAGGGTGGTTTTTAAGTTAATGCCTAACGTATATAAAAATGCAAAAAAAGACTTATCCAGTACTAGTGTAACTACATTATATACTGCACCTGCTTTAACTACAGCAATAGTAAAATCTATAGTTGTATCGGAAGACTCAGGCAATGCGGATACAATAACTGTGACTATAACAGATGCAGAATCATCACCTGCCACATTTAGCTTGTTTAAAACAAAGTCTATAAGTGCAAATGGTACTACAGAACTGCTTACTGCACCTTTGGTTGTGCAGACTGGTGAAATACTTAAAGTAACGGCTGCTACAGCTAACAGGCTACACGTAGTTGCTAGTATATTAGAGGTGTCGTAATGCAAACTGTAGACAGTAATGAGAAATTATTAGACATGTCTAGCATAATGACTATGGCATCGGATCAGCTGGGGTTTATGTATAATGGTAGTTCTTTAAATATAGAGACAATATTGGCTACTTTAGCTGAAGAAACAAATATGCCTGATACTGACGTCGTACAGATAGGAAATACTGTGTTTATTGGTCATACTGGCAAAGGAAACAAGAAATCTAAGATGCACGGAAGACCTCTTAATGTGGACACGAGTAGAAACTTTATACGCAATATGTTAAAATATGGAGGTTACTTACAAGATAAAGATATTACGCATTATTCTACTTATTTTAAAGGTGAAACGTTAGTGCCTGCTATAAAAATTATACAAAAACGTTTAATGAGTGTAGATACCAACATGTATTTAGGTCAACCTGAAGATGACGATGGGTATCTTGTTTATGTAAAATTTGGTGACGATCCTTTGAACGAGATGTTTTAATATGGCTCCTATACTCGATCCTATAAAAAAGATTATTAAGAAACCAATCAAATGGATTGGAGATGCAATAGGTGATGTAGGGGATTGGATTGTTGATGAGATAATTGATCCTGTTGTAGAGACAGTCGAAGGCACTATAGATGCCATGTTGGACGATCCATTAAAGACTATTGCCACCATAACAGCTGCCATATATGCCCCTTGGGCTATACCTCTTATAGAGGGTGCAGATGTCGCTATGAATGGTGGTGACATTGGTGATATTCTTGAGGCGACTGCTAAAGCTTATGTAGCACAACAAGTGGGGGCAAAAGTAGGAAGTTATGCAGGTGATGCTGTATCAGCAGGAGCACAGACAGCCACATCTAAAGTAGTTGGGAAAATTGTTGCTCAAGGTAGTGCTAGTGCTACAGCCGCTGTAATATACGGACAAGATCCTGTTGAGGCGTTTTTGAAAGGTGGTATACAAGCTGGTGTATCTGCTAGTTTAGGTCAATTATCTGAAAATGCAGACTATCAAAAACTACCGCAAGCAGCAAAAAATGTAATAGAATCATCTATAACGGCTACATTGACTGGACAAGAAGTAACACCCGAACTTATAGCCAGTGCAGTAACAAAAGCATATGTAACTACCGAAGCTGTAGGCTCTTATCTAAATGAGGGCGGGGACTTTAGTGATGCACAAATTGCAGCAATTACAAATGGTATACTAAATACGGCAAATGTAGCTTTTGCAGGTGGAGATGTGCCAAAAGCTATAATGGATTCTGTAATTAAGTATGGATCGCAAGAACTTAACAAAACTATAGATAAAAAAGTTAAGAACACAATAGATAAAGTATCAGGCGATTATAAACTTACTGCAGATAAAGCACAAGAAGTTGATGATGCTGTAGCCGACTATGAAGCAGCTGCTGCTAATTATAATTCTATAGCAGATGAGATGAAGCCTAGATTTGATGAACGTGCTAGACAAAAAGCTGCTATAGATAGAACAAGAGATCGGTTACAAAACATTAATTTAGAAGCTGATGGTGGAGAACAAAGTTACAAAAGAACGTTAGAAGAATATAATAACCTTGTAAAAACTTATAATTCGTACACTAGACAGTTAGATAAAGATTATGACGATAAATTTAAACCTTTATTAGATAAATATAAAGCTGAAGCAGATGAAGCATATAACAGTATTGAACCTTTAAAAACTCAATACATGGTATTAAAAGATAAGTTAATATCTAGTGGAGATCAGCTAGACGATGTGCTTAAACCTGTGCAAGGTGCTACAGACAAAGCGTTTGTGATTGCCATGGTAGGTGAAGATTTTAATGAAGAAGAGTATGCAAGACTAAATAGTATAGGAGTGCAAGACGAGTCAGGTGAGCCCATCGATGCTTACTACCACTGGCTTACAACAGGTAAAGATGAAAATTTACCTACAAATCAAGCACAATATGACAAACAATTAAAAACAGAAAAATATAATTTATTTCAAAACGCAATGAGTCAAACGGGTTTAGATATTACTCGTTTAAACAAAAATACTAGAAAACGCATACAAGATGAGTTTAATGATAACTATAAGACTCTACAAGACGTAAAAAATGCTAATGTAGAAGATGTTACAAAAGATATTGGCGAACGATACATAAATGATATGACGTTCGTAGATGACTTATTAATAAGCAAAGAAAAAGTTTCAGACGTAGATATAGCAAATGGAAATGCTACTGTAGTAATAGACGATAAAGGAGATGTATCCTTTACTACCCCTGATAAGACAGAGGACACTGATTATAAGTGGGACCCAAGGTTTAACAAAAAAGTTAAAACTACAGTAGTTCAAAGCAAATCAGGGCTCGAAGGACAATACGATACTGTAATCGAAGATGAAGAAGGTAATGTAGTCCAAAGCAAAGAATATCTAGCTCCTTTTGATGGAAATGATGTTTATGGTATTTTAAAAAACAATCCTGCTGCGGGTATAAACATAATCGCCGAGCTAGATCCTAATAGCACAGAAGCATCTATCACGTCTGTATTGGGTTACAACGCATATGAGTTTATTAAACAAGCTTATGATTATGCAAAAACTTCTGATAGTGACTTTTTAAAGAACTCTGCAGGTATAATATTAGATGCAGGTGGAGAGTTATTATCTAGTTATAATAGCATGTTACGGTATGTAAACATAAATCCAAAAGGCACTAAAATATCAGAGTTTTCTAAAAAACTATTAAAACTTTCTGATAATATAAAAACAGAAGACCATAAACAAGCTGCAGAAGATATACAAAGACAGATAGCTGAAGCAAATAAAGACACTGATCCTAATGCACCTTGGTACGAAAAGTCTTGGAACGTGGCAAAAGCTATATATGGCGCGGCTTCCGATGCTCCTGGAACTTTTGCAGCAGAATATGTAGCAAAAGAATTAATACAAGAAATACCCACATTATTAGTCGGTGGAGCGGTTGCAAAGGGTGCTGGATATGCGTTTAAAGCGGGAAGCTTTCTTGCTAAGTCGCTAGGGTTTACGACAGCAGTTGGTTTAGATCTCGCTGAAGCTATGGGTGGCTCTGCAGAAGAAGCTTATAATGAAGCATATGCGGCAGCTAAAAAGTCAGGTATGTCCGATGCAGAAGCAGATGCGTATGCAGACCCAATAGCAAAAGAAACAGGAATAGTAGCAGGATTAGCTAACATCGCCACCATGGGAGTTGGTGGTAATAAATTACAAAAAGCTGTATTTGGTAATAAACCTAAAAGTAGTAATTTTTCCGAAGCTTTTGACGTTATAAAAACAGGTGCAGGCGAAGGTCTGCAAGAATTTACTGAAGAAGGTCTTTCTAAAGCATATTCTGAAACACAAATAGTGAAAATAGATCCCGATAGAGACGTAATTGGTAATATTACAGCAAATGCGTTGTTAGGAGCTATATCTGGCAGTAGTACAGGTGTTAGCATACAAGGCGCTATTACTACAGGAGACTATGTATCTAGTGCGTTAGCTACTTTTAATCCCGAAGTTAATAAAATAGTTACAGAGGCAGCTAATACAGCAGAAGGTGCTGATGCTGCAAAACAACAGCTAGCTAGTTTAGGTATAACAGACAAGACCATACAAACTAATTTATTAAACAAAATATTTGGTGAAGGGTTTACAAGCTCAGAAGATGTAAATACTGCATTTCAAGAGGTAAAAGACGTATATAAACCTACAGCGAAAGAAATGAGTAATTTTGTAGGAGATACTTCTAGTACAGACTTTGCATCTGAGTTTGAGACATATATTGATGCAGGCGTTGTAGATAAACAAGAAATATTAGACTTAGCTACAGCAGAGGGTATAACACTTACAGATGAGCAGATAGCAGAGTTAACAGGTCAAAAACCTGAAGCAGAGTTTATAGCAGAACAGCAGAAGATATTTGATCCTCAAGCTGTAACAAAAGAAGAAGCTAAAAAATATCTTACAGATCAAGGATATGATC